TGATTTATTAAAAGAAATAACAAACAGTGGAATAATATTAAGGGTAGTGAATCTACAGAAACTGATTATGAAGCCTATTGCTTAAAACAAAGACTTCGTGACCTTATTAAGACAGAAGATATGTTTCTTGGATACTATAGTGATAAACTAAATATGGTTTACATAAATGTATCTTTATCAGAAACTTTAGATAAAATGATTGAGTCTATAAAAAATACTTCTGGTTTAAGCTTGGATACCGATGACGTTAAACAATATTTTACAATAAAGTACTTCATTGAAGCAGATGATGCTACGAAGGAGAATATCATCAATAATAAGACACTAAATGGAGCTCTTGCTGGATGTGATGAATGTTATCTTAGATTTATTGACCCTAAGTGGTTCAGAAAACTTTGGGATAAACGTCCATCTGATATAGCTTCTAACATCTGGCATCAATTGATGTGTATTGAAGACTTTGATAATGTCTCAGATGAAGATGTTGTAAAGGTTGCAACAAGCAAATGCTCTGGTCAAGGTACTTCTTATGGTATTGCTTGTACTTTATTTGGAGAAGATAGAGTAATTTCTTTGATCACTAACTATGTCAAAGAAAAAGTTAAATTATCACAAGAAAAGATCTTTCAATACGATGTATGTGAAGAACAAGAAGGCTTACTTGGAAAGATTCTTTTGAAGCTTGATGATGAAACAGTAAAAGGATGTTATCCTGCTTCTTATAGAGAATCTGGATACCTGGAACTTTGTAAGAAAGATCCAAGATATTTGATCCATGCACAAAACTTCTTAGAAGAAGATGCTAACGCAATCTGGGAGGATGTCAATAAGTATAATGATATGATTAGATATTGTGCTATTATCGCTAAATGCTGTTATAATAGAAACATTCCATCTTATCAATTAACTAAGATCAAAGTGTTTGCACCTCTTATCCAGATGTATGCATATAACTACAGAAGTGTCTTTGAAGCAATTAAAGGAAGTTTTAATTCTGATGGCTCAATTAAAGAAGAAGTCTTGAGCTTAGCTAAAAATAGGAAAGCAGTAAAAGTAGATCAAATCTACTACTGTGTCATCAAAGATGGAAACATTCAGATCTTTAAGAGTGAAGAAGAAAGAACAGCAGCTAATATACAAGGAGGTATAAATTATAACTTCAATAAAGTACAACTTAATAAAAAGATGAATGAATTGTTAGGAAATTAGATTTCTTGACTTTACATTTGTAGAAAATTAGTATAAATTGTTAACTGTAATCAACGGAAAGGACAAAAACCATGAGTACAAGATGCAACATTATTGTTAAAAGTAAATCAGAAGAAGTGATTTTATATCATCATCATGATGGATATCCAGAAGGTGTTGGTGTAGCTTTACTTAATAAAGTTACTCCGTTACTGAAAGATAATCGTTATAGTAATGATGTAGAAGATATCGTTAATGCTCTTATTAAAGATAAAGATGACGATGAATATGAATACACTACTGCTTTACACGGGGATATTGAGTATATCTATGAGATTGATGTAGATCAAAAGACTATTAAGTGCTTTGAGTATAATTATAATACAGATAGTAAAGGGGATGAAATATCTCTTGATAAGTTCTGGGTAGTCACAAGATCAGATCAAGGCAATAGAGATACTTGGTATTTATCTAAACGAGATGGAAGTATCTATACAGATGATGATGGTAATACTATTTACTTTACATCATGTGAAGATGCTCGTGATACAGCATCTGAACTAAATTATGCAAATAACTTATAATTGAAAGGAAGGTACACTATGGATAAAATGAATACAAATAAAATTACTAAAGAATTAGTTGAACAAATCATCTATGACTGGGTTGCTGAACACTTTGATCTTGGTGAAGCAGCAGATCCATCTTGGAATATTGAGATGTTAGCACAGTGTGTAGCTGATGAACTAAATAAACCAACATATACACCTATTCATACAGTGTTATATGCAGATGAAGAAGACTTTGATTAATAAAAACAACAACTTATAAAGAAAGGAAGGTACAATATGTATAAAGTATTTGAAAAAGCAAATCCAACTAAAGGTCAAACATTTACAAACAAAGGTTCTGCCTTACGGTTTATTCAACAGAGTAAGAAAGCTAAAGGTTTCTATACTGTTAAACAGACTCGTGCTAATAATCCATCATGGCAAGATAACGTTACATTTGATGGTGCTGTAGAAATTACACGTGCTAACGTAAAGAACTTTTATAAGAAGTCCGGATACATTCAAGTGACTAATGATAAGAATGAAGTACTCCATATCGGTAAAACATCTAATATGGGTAAGGTATTTAGTAACTATGTTAATAGTGCTAAGTATAATCAATCATATGACTTTAACTTAGATGGAACAGATCGCTTATTCTTTAAAGAAGCAAACTTAGCGTAACAACAGAGAGAAAGGAAAGAAATGAGTAAGGGAACAACATCATCAATTATTAAGATTATTAAGATTGCATCTGGTGGAAGACGTAAATGATTAATAAAAGAAGTATAACGGAATTGACTGCAGATGATATCGAAGGAACTTTCGGTTGTGGTGAATCATCTGCAGTCTGGGTGACGAAGGAGAATGATCCAGATCGCTTGCCGTTTGAAGATGAATATAAGTATACCTTTAATAAACCTAGATGTATAAAAGATACACAGGAAATTTATAAAGTGTCTGCTTTACAAATCTATCCAAACAGTAAACGAATGAAGGAATTTTATGAACTAAAAGTACTTGATAGATGTACATATGTCCTTAAAGATGGATCTGTGTTGTTAACCAATGGGGTAATACCTCAAAAATATATGTTAGTAAAGGAGGAAGAACTATGGCGAAAAAAACAAACATAGAAGAATTAATACCTAGGCTTAAACCAGGATATGTCTTTTATGATGGATTCTGGAATTTTTCTGAAGCAGAACCTACTTATTGTGAACAATGTCAACAATGGGAAGGAGTTTATTCTACTTCTTTAAGTGAACTGTTTGATCTAGAACCATTTGATGGAGATCCAAGAAATAGTTTAAGGAGGATAAATGAGTGAAACAGTTATAGTTTGTATATTGTGTCTGTTATTAATATTATTGGCTGATAGAGCTTTTAGAAAGGAGAAATAACTGTGGAACAATATGGATTACATGATCTTGTTGGATTGGGTTTCTTATGTTTCATTATCTGGTTTATATTCAAGTGTAAAAATCACTTTGGATCTTTAGATAGAGACTATAGATCATCCAATACATCAGGTACTAGAGAATATTATTATGCAAAAAGTATCTATCACACCAGTGGTATGAGACATGTTTGTATGAGTGATGCATGGGATGAATGCCGTGAATTAGAAAAGCAGTATCCAGGTGAATCATTTACTGTAGAAACTATTAGACAATAAAAAGGAGGTCAAATATGGAAAAGAAATATAAAACAATAAAACTAAAACAATTAATTGAAGAATTACAAAATCTTTATATCGATCGTGGGAATTTATCTGTGGTGATATCTAGAGATGAAGAAGGTAACGGGTTTGGTACATTAGATCCAGATCAGTTTGCTGGTTTAGCTGCATCAATAGAACGTAATGGAAAGATCCTAGTCTTATGGCCTTGTGTTGAATATCTAGACCTTGATGAGATTGATACAGATGAAGGAGAATCTCGTGGCAAGAAGTACTACTAAAATTCCAGAAGCAATCCATAACAGAGGTACTGTATATATTAAACCGCAGAAATCTATTATGTACGGTTTAAAGCAGTATCCTTTATGGACTGTGTTATTTAGGAAAGAAGAAAAAGATACTGTTTCTGCTTGGGAAACAGAAATCTTTAAAACAGAAAATAGTGCTATGAATTTTTATTTAAGTAAATTATAATGAAAGGAGATATTATCATGATAATTGGATGGGCAGTATTTTTAAGAGGTGCTAGAGTAAGTCCTATTGTAGAGACTGAAGCACAAGCAAGATCATGGGCAAGATGTTATTATGATATAGATAACGATGATGTAACTATTGACAAATGTTATGAAGGAGATCAAGATGAATAAATTAGGAACAGTATATATAGTTAGTTGGTGGATTTATTGTGATACTCAAACGCTCCACAGTAGAGCATTTACATCACAACAAGATGCTGATGACTTTGAACAATTAATTTGGGATAAGTGTCAAGAGGCTCATGTAGAGGTAGATGTTGTTAAAACAGAAAGTCCTTTGAGCTATGAAGACGCTGAAATGGAACTTGATGAAATCTTTGATCAAATTAATCCAGATGAAGAGGAGGATGATAATGAGTAAACAATATATCTTAAAAGCAGAAACTAAAAACATAGGAACAGCTTACTTTGTTAATGACTGTAACTTAGTCTTTAAGAAAGAACTAGCTAAGACTTTTCCTTGTATAGAAGAAGCTGAAGATCACATAGGATACTTTAAAAGAATCTTTTGTGGTGAAACACCTAAATTTAGTATAGAAGAAGTATAAAGGAGGATATCCATGAAACACACAAAATTCATAGAAAGAGTTACAGACTATGGTGCTAAACAAGAAGTATTAAAACGTGGTAACAAGATACTTGGTTGGATAGAACAATATGCATCAAATAATGCTAATGTTCATGAGATAGGTAAATGGTTCTTTGCTCTAGGTAAACCATCTCAAAAGTATCCTATCCAATATGTATGTGATAACGTAGAAGAAGCAGAGCATAAATTATTTGAAGCTGTAAATGATACTTACTTCCATGAAATCAAGCATCAAGAGGATGTCTTAGAAGATGAGTCATTGGCTAATGAAGCTTTTGATGACCGAGGAGATTACTATGGCTAGAGGTAAAAATAAAATACCAAGTGTCCTAAAGAAGCTAGGTTATACTGTGATAGGAGAAAATAGGCACATAAAATGTAGAGATAAGGATGGTAATATACGCATAGTATCAAGGAAATATTTAGATAGATGTGCTAATAATCCTAGATTTTTAAATACAGTTACTTCTAATAGAGGTTTATGGTTAAAGAATAAAACTCCAGAAGCAATGAGTAATTTGAAAAAAGATGGTATAATATAAATGGAAAAATAATACTCATAAAACATATTTACTTTGTATAATAAAGGATTCTAAGATAACAACTTAACAATAGAAAGGAAGGTAAAATCTATGGCAAAAACAATTACTGTAGCAAAATTAATTGAGAAACTCCAAACAATATTGGATGAAGAAGGTAACTTAAAAGTACTATTTCGTACTGGGGAATTTGAAGATGAATACGGTACGATCCATCCAGATGCTTCTTATGAAGGAGATATCAGTATAGAAAGTGAACAAGGTGTATTAGTAATTACTCCTAATGACCGTATCAACAGTGTAGATGAATTGTTAATGAATGATAAGATGCACATGAAGGAGAATGGAAGGCGTTCTTATGGGGCTTTAGATGATGAATATGATGAAGAACATGAGCATGAAATAGAAGAAACAGATGAAGAAGAGTATTTAAATTATGTAGATAAGGACGCAGATGATTGGGAATATGGTGATGAAGATATATAAGTCCTTTATGTAGCTGAAGGAAGGAGTTAACTTAACCGTTAGCTCCTTTCTTTTTTATTTAAGCCAGAGTCTACTTTTCTACTTTTCTAATATTCTAATAAAAGTATACAGTTATCCACAGCCACTGTATATATAAATCTTAATTTGAAATAATGTGCTGTGTAATAAAAATTAAGAAAAGAGAAAAGACTATGATGAAAATTATTGCTCGTGGAACTATCTTAGATACAGCTGAAGCTAAATTAGTAGCTGTTGTATATCAAAATGATGATGCTTCAGAAACCCATGTAAAATTATATCGTAAAGAATTTGATGCTGCTGCTAAAACAGACGCATTAGCTTATGATGATATGATTGCAGATGCTGAAGCAAAAGTACCTGGTGTAGATGGTAATGAAGACTATACATTAGCTGAACCAACAGCAGTGGACTTCACAAGAATCCGTGTTGTTCCTGGTACAGAAGCAGACAAATATAATGTGTTTGCTCAAATGAGATATACAGTAGCTGCTTAAGTAACTGATCTTATTATAGTATCCAGTGTCTTTAATTAGGCGCTGGATATTTTTTTATTTTTTGCTTTACATTTAACATCATATATGGTATTCTATATAACGCAAGCCAGAAGAATATCCCTTGGATTGTGAATGAGGTGGAATAAAACATTTTCATTGTTTTGTCATGCTAACTCCTTTCAGCTAGAGTAATCTAGAGATAAATGTGGCATGAGTGGTGAACTTGGTTTTTTTTTACGCTTATGGATTGGTAGCGTTTTTATTGTCCAAGTAAACCTAGACCTGATACGATGTCTATAAAAAATCTATCAACTCTTTCATCCTGCCTAATGGCGGAAGCAAGACTCCTCTTAGCCGCAAACTAAGAGGAGTTTTTTATTTTTATTTCAGTAACTTATTAGCAGAGTAGTATAGTAGAAAAGTAGACTAAAGTTATAAAAAAAAGAACCTCCCACGAATTCGCAGGAGGTCTTTTTGTATTCCGAACTAAACTAAATTCAATTATTGTTCATTGAAGTTAGCAATAGCACCTTTGCACAGATATTCTGGCTTGTTCACGAATAAATCATAGAATGACAAAGCACCCTTATGGTTTTTCAAGTTAGGAGCTTGGAATGTCGGAGTGAAGTACAAAGGAATCCATTCTGCTAATACGATAGCGGAATCACCTAATTGGAAGCCCTTGAATCCGAATACAACTTCGTCAGCAGCAAACACTGAACCAGATGTATAAGGAACAGCAATCACGTTGATTGTACCATCACGTAATGTACCTGCCAAATATGGACCAATTGGTTTCTTAGCTTCAGGAGCAGCTTTGAACCCTTCGATTTGTTCAATCACTGTCAAACCTTGTTTGGCTGAGCAGATGATGAATTCCACAGTACCACGACCAGCAACTTCTTGGATAATACCACGAGCTGTTGAAACTGTCGTTGTATAGGATTGATAACGTTGAGCTAAGGTTAAGTTAGCACCATTACCAGCGCAATCAAAGGTCAATTCAGGATATGCTGTAGCAGCTTCACGAACAGCCTTGATCAAGCCTAAGTCACGTTCCCAACGAATTGTACCAGCGATTTGGTTACTGATCAATTCATCTGTATCAATGGCCAAGTGAGCATTCATCACCAAACCAGCAGCTACAGAATATGAACTCATTAATGGGTGTTCTTTAGCTAAAATTGGTTGGTTAGGAATGTCGAATTGGATCTTACGGATCAAACCAGCGTCTGTTTCTGTATCAACTGCAGCTTCTACAGATACTTGAGCAGCAGCAACTGTACCATAAGAATTACCAAATGTTACTGAGAATGCACCTGTTTGAGCATTAATTGTACCAGTCACATCACGACCGATTACTGAGTATGAACCATTATTCACACCTTCTTCATCAGCAGCACCATTACCATAGTCACGAGCAACTTCTTTACCATTCAAACGAACGATGAAAGAACCAGCACGTACTTTCACTGTAATATCAGCTGTAGGTAATGCCATAGTACCTGTAGCAACATTGGATGCCACTGTGATACCTGAATTATCCACTGCTAAAGCTTCAGATGAATATGTACCATTTGTTGGCTTTTCAAACACGATATCACCAGCTTGTACACCAGCTGCATCATTTGCATAACGTGTTTTGATCACGAAGATCTGACCTGATTGACGGTCCAAAGCTTGAATATCAGCAATGTAGTTTGCTACCATTTGTGGATAGAACACATTTACGATATCAACAACACGAGGTGTTAAAGAAGCAACACCAGGGCTCAACAAAGATGTAGCATTTGTTGTAGCGAGGTCAGCTTCTGTTAAGATATCTTTGCCTAATTCATGTTGAATGTATTCGGCT